CAGCCCGTCCGAGGGCGTTCTGGTACTCCCCGTAGCGTTGCTGACTTTGCCCAATCCCGATTTGTCCCAGAGCGGCCCCCTCAGCAACTCCTTGCCGCGAGCCGCCGAACGCCCCGGCCTGCGTTGCCTGATCTCCGATGGTCCCGAGGGTCTGCTGGCGGAGTTGGTTCCAGTAGGGGTCGAGCTGGGAGCCGTAGCCGCCCATCAACTGCTGGAGCGCGCCTTGGTCTCCGCCGAGCGCCGAGAGGCCGACGCCGCCGAGTTGCCGCCCTTGGGCGTAGAGGGGATTCCCCTGCGCGGCCAAGGCGGCTTGGCGCATTTGCTCGACGTACCGCGCACTAGCCGGGTCAATCGTCTGGGATACCGACGAACTTCCACCTTTTGAGATGGGGCTATCCTCCCTTCTGGTTCATAGAGACCTCCCCATCATCACGCCTTCTTCGGTCCAGCCCTCATCCTTCATCCACGCTACTCGGCTCCAGCCTTTGCGCCCCACGAGGCTCGCATGGGTACAGCCATGCATCCGCGCCCAATCGAGGATGCCGGGGAGCATGGCGCGAATCTCCGGCATCGTGCCTTCCGCGAGGAAGAAATGGATCGTCTTGCGGAGCGGGGTTTCGAGGATCTCCGTCACGATCACCGAGTCGCCCCCGCTCCATTCTTGAAACCGGCCACACGCGACGCCTTCCGCGATATCCTCGGGCCGATGCGTGCCGGCGAGTTCCAGGACTTTCGTGGCGATCATTGCTTGCGAACCCGAACGCGGAGCGTCCCACTTGCCAAGTCAAGAAGTCCGCCGGTTTCGTTCTGAAAACGCACGCTCACTACCCCCGCCGAACTGACCCAAGTTGTCACGGTGATACCCTGCAAATCCAGCGAGAAGGAGGCTTCGGCAAAGTCGCCTAGAGCCGCGTCGGTCACGGCTATAGTTGTGGTGGCCCCAGCCCCATCCGCCAAACTCGGCGGATCATAAGTAGCAAGTCCTGCGGCTTGTACGGGGAAGCTCCGGGTTTGCTCAAACCAAATCCCACCGACTCGCAATAGCACGATAAAATCGTTCGAGCCTACGTTCCCAAACGGGATACTCAGAGATTTCGCCAAACGAATGAAGCTATTATTATGGCTAATCCCTGTATTCACATCTAGCCGCACCATGATCTCTTGGCCGTCTACGCCATCATCAAACATCGTGATCGTGGTGGAGCCCGCATTGGCAGTCTGAAACTTCTTGCCCTGCCCAACACTAGGGGTCGTATCGCTGGGTACAAACGCCGTAAATCCGGTGGTGACCGTTCGGTCAATGGACTTCTGATCTTCAAAGACATTGCTGGCATCGAAGGCCGCATCAATGAAGGGAAGAACGTTATAGCTATTTCCCTTGAAGGACGTGGCTTGAAGCCCGACACCGTAGGTCACCTGCGGGCCGATATCGCAAGCCGAGACCCCGTGATTCGCGCCAAGCACGGTCATGCCTGCGATCCCACCGAATCGGGAGCAACTAAAGGTCACGCCGCGACTATTGGCGTTCCAAAGTACGTCCCCAATACGGCTTAGGGTCACAAACAGGTTGTTGCAGGGTCCGAGGTCAATAAACCGCTTGCCCTGTGTTTCGATGCCGACAAACTTGCGCGGATTGGCCAAAGCCGTCAGCGATCCCCGAATGACAACCGCTTCCTGTCCGACCGAAGTCCCGACCAACTGGGCAAGCTCGCAGTCATCGGCCAAGAATTGTGAACCAGCCGCTTCATGGGCAAAGTCGAGACAATAGTCTGCAAAATCGATGATCTTCATCGAGCGCAGCGTTTGCTTGCCTTCACCATTGTTGAAAATAAGACCCCGCCCCGTAAAGGAGCCGCCAAGACCGTCAACATAGAACCCCTCAAGGCGTACTCCTTGATTGACAGTCGCGAAATTGCCATTATAGGCATGAATGATCCTACAACTGTGCTTCCCACCACCAAGTACGGTGGTGTTCACGGGAAACGTAAGTTGGGTGGTGATGACATAGCCAACGTTCGGGTTGGGAATGAAGATGGTTTTCCCAGCCGCAGCCGTGAGCATTGCCAAAAACGCAGCGGTTGCATCCGTTGTCCCGTCGCCAATGGTGGCACTGCCAGCAAAGGCCCATGGATTGAACACCGGCCCCATGAGGCCGGGAAACGGACTCGCGTCGGGGTCGTAGCCACTCTGGGACAGCACCGTCCGGAGCGGCGTGTTGAGCGTATCCGCCAGCGTGGGGTGCCCGCGCCCCACCATCCGTTGGAGATAGGTAATCCAGGGCAGCGCGGCCATTAGCTATTGGCTCCCAAGAGATCGTCCACCAACGCCTTCACGCGCTCCGCCAGTAGGGGTAGCGTGACCGTCGCCGTGTCGAAGGTCGTCCGCGTCGCCGTCCCCGTGGGGCGCGCCCAGCCCGCCAACCGTTGCTCCAGCGTCGTCAAGAAAGTCTCCAAGGCTTGCCGCAGCGCATCTTGGTCGCGGCGGTCATAGGCATCCGGGGCGGCAGGGAGTTTCACCGAAACCCCATCGGAATCACCCCGAGGCGCATCGTCCCCAAGCGGAAGTCCACCGTGCCCGACGGCCCCGCCAAGAGACTCCCATCCGCGAGAAAGCTCCCATCGGCGAACACGTCCAGATCCCCGATTTGCTCGAAGCGCACCCGCACTTGGCGTCCCGAGCCCCGGATATCCGTCGAGCCGGTCAAGGCATACGGCCCGTAGGACTGTTCGGGATCGTGGGGCTGGAAACTCGCGAAGAACGTCGCTTCCACTTGCCCGATCGGCAGATCGTCGGGGAGCAGCTTTTGGAAACTGAGCGTCCGGTCTCCATTCCCGAGTTCCAAGGGGCCGGATTCGATGTAGGCGTTTTCCCCGCCACGGTCTTGGCCGACTTCGTGGGCGTAGAGCTTCCCGCTACTGTCCCAGAGCATGGGCTGCGCGAACACCCCGGCCCCGACCCCGGCGGCGCGGGGGAGGCTGCCCGTCATCCAGAACCCTTGGCGATAGTTCAAGGCCACGTAGCGGTCGTTCTCGGTCCCGGATTGCGTGGCACTCGGGTAGAACCACCACACTTCCCCAAACGCGGCATTGGCAAAGGCGGTGATCTTCGCTTTCTGGGTCTTCTGGAAATCCCCAAACACGTAATCGGAGACTTCGCAGGGGAGTTGCCTGACCGCCCCGTCGTAGCGGAAGAACTGGCCGTCACTCATCCAATAGGCCGCGCCTTCGGCAATCGCGGCGGCGTTCGGGCCTATGAGGCCGCAGGAATCGCCCCGCTGGTCGAAACGGTAGATGAACGGCCCCCCGATGTAGACCGCGCCCCACACGTCGGCATCGGTCCAGAGCAGGGTTTCGCGGGGCGTGCGTTTCCCGGCAATCAACCGGCCATTCGTTTGGAGTACGAAATCGCCGGCGGAGTTCGTCACGGCGGGGGTCCACGTCGTTTCGGTTTCTTGGGAGGCCCACGCCACTTGCCGGGGATTCGAGGACGCCCCAAGCGCCATGATGAACCGTTCTCCGGTGACGACGACGGCCCGGCAGCCCGTCGGGGCATTCGTGAGCTGCGTGAAGTCGTTGGCGATGTTCTTGTCCCAGATCCAAATCTTCCCATCCGAGGTCAAACAGCCGAGCAGCTTTTCCCCGAAGTTGTCAAGCGACCAGGTATCGGCATCGACAAAGACCGCCGCCGTCGAGCCCGTGCCGTACAGTCCCACGCCGTAGGGTCCCGCGCCGTAGGCCCCCGATCCGGTGATCGTCGAGCCATCCGCCGCGCCGGCCACTAATCCGCCCGGCGTGATATCGGTCAGGGTCGAGGGCGAGTAGGCATAGGCTTTGGTGGTGCCCGTCGTGCCGAGGCCGAGCCAGGCCGAGCCATCGTTCCCGCGCCATGATGCTGCGCCCCTCGGGAAACCTGCGGCGTCGATTTCAGTCCCAGTAGAATCGTAGGTCAGCGCCCACCCGCCAATCGGGAGGATGGGCGGATACTGGGAACCATCGGGGAGCCAACGGATCAGATTCCCTCGCGCCCAGCGTCCCTTGGACTGATAGAGCGTGCCATTCGCGTAGAGGCCCGCCGGGAGGGCGAGACTGACGAATGTCTCCACTAGGAGATATCCGCCGTATCGGGGTCCAGGTACTTGACGGTCGCGGTTTGGAGCGTGAAGGTCCCCGCCCCCACTTGATCGCAGCCGAAGACGATGGGATTGATGCTCGCTTCGTTCAAGGTCAAGGTGACCATCGTAACGGTGGTCGCACTGATCGTCGTTTCGACGCTATGCCGCACCACATCCGCTCGCTGGCTAGAGGCGGCGCGCCGAATCACCCGTGCGTGGACCATGAAATTGGTGCCCGCATCCGCCGTGAAACTGAGGAGCGTCGAAGCGTTGAGGACGATGGTGACGAGGGTATTGGTCGCCCCAATGATGCCGCTATAGGTAATCTCGACCCCCGCCCCGTTCCGGTCCCAGGCCCCCGCGGGGATATCGACATCCGCCACCGTGGTCAGGGTGGTCGAAGTGGTGGTGCGGTTCGCCGCGGTCCAGAACGTATGGGCCACGCGGTTAACGGTGGTCGAGCCCCCGATGCGCGAGGACAACTTGCCGTTATGCTGCTGATCCCCGCCCAGTACGAAGCTCTTTTGATGGAGAATCCGTCCGTACCACGTCGTCCCGCCGTCGTAGGTGATAAGTTCGAGAATATCGACGCCCGCGGCGGTGAGCACGGGGTCCACGTCCCCATTTTCCCAGATGACCGCGGCGGGCCAGGTGATGGCAAAGGCCCCGCCATTCGTGAGCTTCAGCCAAATCCGAGTGAAGAACGTACTCGTGGGGACGTTCGAGAACGCGATCGTGCTGACCTGCGTATTTGTGCCCGTGAAGGCCCGGGCCAAGGCACAATCCACCGTGGTCGTCGCGCCCCAGGTCAAGGCCGACTGGATGAGCCGGGGCTTTGCCAGTTCGGTGTCCAGGGTATCGAGGTCGGTATTGAGTTTCGTACCCCATGTCCCCGAGGAGGCCCCGACTTCGGGCTTCGTTAAGGCAAAGTTGGTCGTGGTAGTGTCGGCCATTTATTTCTGCAACTGGTAAGGGGCGGCGATGGCGTTGTTCGTGTAGAGCGCATACTTCGCCACCAAGGCTTGCTCCAAGGCAAACAAGACGCTCGGGCCGAGATCCCCGGTGAAGATGATGACTTCCGCCACATCGCCGATGAAGCCCGCCACCGCCACGTCCACGTTTGAGTTGGTATTGGTCCCCGTCGCCCCGGCGGGGAAGGTATGCACCCCATCGACCGCGAGCCGAGAACTGGCCCCCGACGGCGCGGCCACGAAGCTCGACACATGGAACAGCGTCACATCCCCCGCGACTCCAGAGGTGGCACTGGCCACGTTGTCATCGACCGCCGTAAAGGCGTTGGCCGTCGCCCAATCCAAGGCGAGGCCGATGCGCTGGGCATTGAAGGTCGCGACCTTGTTCAGCGCGGCGTCATCCGCTTCGGTGTTCCGAAACACCCCGATGACGGTGATGGGCCGGACGATGGCTCCCGCGACCACGGCTTGCATCGTATCCGTCGCATCGACGTAGCGCACGACGGGCTGGCCGGCGAGGATGCTCACCTTGTAGATCGGCTGATTCGCGCCGGTGCCTTGCACCAGATGCCGGGCGTTGCCCGAGAGGTCGTTCCACTGCGCGACGGCGGTCGCATCGGCGGGATTCGCCGCGCCCCCAAAGCCGTTCAGGGTGTCCGCGCTATACCAGGCGAACAAGGCCCCGCCGAAACACCGGGGGTCGATACTGAGCAGGTTCCCCATCTAGAACACCCTCGCTAACGGTTGGAATTGCGGACGGGTCCCGACGAGGAGCCGTTCGTGCTGGCGATTCACGTCCTTGATGATCTGGCGGAAGCGGCTTTCCCACATTGGCAAGCGTTCGTCGTGCAGGAGATAGGGCGCGGATTCACACAAGGCCCCATAGAGGTAGAGGTCCGGCGTATCCGCGTAGATCGGATTCGCGGACGCATTGGCACTGGTGATCGGCACCGCCACCGAGGCCGTGGGTCCCACTTGCACCGTGACGATGGTGTAGGTGCTATTCACCCCCAGCGAATCTTTCGGCACGTTCGGGAAGGGATAGACGGCAATCTGCTGCCCGAGAATCGCATACATCTCCGGCGCGCCCGTACTCGGGAAATCCCGATGATAGGTTAGGAGTACCGTCTCGGTCACCTGCGGGAGCGGACTTGCGGGGTTGAACGTCAGGTTCGCGTCGGTGACCCGGTAGCCGACGAAGGGCATTTCGACCACTCCCGCGAGCCCCGGAATGACGGACGTGCGTCCCGTGGTCGCAGAGAGCAGGAAGTTGAACTCGGCGCGCGTCGAGAACGGCGTCAGTTCGCGCTGCATCCGGGCTTCGGCCAAGCGAATGAAATCCGGGATGCGGGCGTCCAGGTCCGCCCGATTGAGGTACGCGGCGATCGTCGCTACGAGATCGGCATAGGTGACGAAGCTCATGCGTGCGCCTGCATGGCATCCCGCGTCTTGACGGCGTGATCCGCCTCGAACTCCACCACGCCGAGATGGCGCACCTCATGGCTCAAGTCGTGGTCCACGTAGATCGTCACCCCGGCGTCTTTGAGTTTGCGCGAGAAGTAGAGATCCTCGGGCATATGCTCGGCGTCATCGGGGCTATAGCCAATCATAAAGCGGGGCGGCTTCAGCGACCGGAGCACGTCACAGGAGACCAAGAGGCACCCCATGCCGGTGGCGGCCACGGCTTCAAGCCCGGACGATTCCGCTTCGGTATAGACGCGGCGCATCGGGTCCCCGAAGCTGTGGACGCTCACCGGGGTGAAGGGTGGCCGCCGCATGGTGTAGTTTGCCCCCACCACGGGGACCCCATGATCGAGCAGCCGGAGTAGCGCGTCAGCGGGAAACCGCATATCGCTGTCCAGGAAAAAGCACCAGTCACACTCGGCCCGGAGGGCGGCGGTGACGGTCTTTTCCCGAAGGTCTGGAAGCTCGCAGCCTGTGGCCTGAAACCGCCGGAGGTCCAAGTCAGGCCGAGCTGCCACAGTTTTGCCGACCAATCCCGCGAGATCATAGGCGAACCAGCTCCAGACCTGATCGGTCGAGACGAGACAGAGGGCGACTCTCATAGTTTCCCCGGCTTGACCCGAAAAGCCCGGTGGTCCGGGTCATTGAGCCATTGGTGGAGCGCGGCTTGACGTTCCTTGTATCCAAGCCCCTGCTCGCGCCAGGTTTTGCGGAGCTGGGCGTAGATGATGTCGGGAATCCGCGCCACCAAGTTGTCGTTGTCCTTCCACTTCGTTCCTTGGAGCGAGGCTAGGTCCTTGTTCTGTTCGAGGATCGGCTCCACATCCACATCGGACGAGACGGCGAAGCGCCCATCGGGGAGCGCGTGAAAGGTCCGCACCCGCCCGGTCAAGGGATCGGTATCGAGGAGCAGGGTCGTGTCACTCATAGCCCGCCTTCGCCCGCTGGCGAAACCCCTTCGCCGCCGGCTTGTGATGCGTCTTGGACGTGTTGGCCTTTCCGGGGGCTTTCACAAACTCCTTGCCGACGGCTTGGGGAATCCCGAGCGTGGACTTCCCCGCGGCCGCCGCGTACATCGCCCGTTTTTGCTTCTCCGAGACGGGAGGCATTAGGGCCGCTGCACGTGGAAGACGTAGGTCCCCGCCGGCGGAACGTTCGCGACGGCGGTGAAGTTGCCCCACTGAATCGCCACGGTGGTCGCGTTCACGACCCGCGCCCCGACAATCCCGACGTGGGTCGTCAAAGCTGACGGAGGGTTGACGGTCACATGATCGGTCACCGCCAAGACGAGCGGCGTCCCGAGCCCCGAGGCATACCGCTGCAACGCCACGGTGAGATCGTAGGATTCCTCCGTCACATCGACCGCCGCACTCCGGGCTGTGGGGGTCAGGGACACGGCGAGGACCACCGCGCCGGCGAAGGCCATTAGCCCCCCGCTTTCTTGCCCTTGGCCGAGACGTTCCGAGGACAGCTATCCCGGTGCCCGTCGATGATCTCCCGGCCAATCTGGGTGCGGACCTGCACCCCGGTGACCGGGTTGTAGCCCTTGTACGCCCCGCAGTCGGGACAAGGACCGTTGCCGGCGGCGGTTTGCTCCGCTTGCCAGGCCGTGTCCTGCTCGACATGGGCCGCCCATTCTAGGCGGCGGGCTTCCTCTGGGGTGACGACGACGTTCGGCTTCTCTTTCCCTGCCATAAATCCCCCTTAAGAAGGACGCATGACCTTGATTTCTGTTGCGTCCAGTGTTTTCCGAATCTGCTCCCGACGCTTGTCTGAGAGCATCCCATAAAGCGTGAGCAAAATCCCGCGCGCCCGCGCCCCGCAGGCCAACCAGCGCCACGCCCCTCGACTGATATAGCGCTTGTCATAACCTGAGCGGATAGCATTCAGACGGAACACATGCCCTCCGAAAAGCGCGGCCATCCGATCCAGCGGCTCCCGATTTACCTGACCGACGGAAATCCGCGTAGAGTGGTTCGCGTAGCAGCAACTTCCCTCCCCTTCGTAAAACCCAGCCGCCCAGGCGATATCACGCACACGGGGCCGCGATACCGCCTGAACCGCTGGAGAACGCTTACCCACTGACATCAGGAGGTAAGTAGATCGGCCAGAAGGCCTTGAGAGAAGTCAGTTTTCACCTTGAGGCCCCACTCGGCGAGCAGCATCCGCTTCTCGGCATCGCCCGTCTTCGCCAGCTCCTCCACCCGGAACGGCCGGAGGTAGACGATATCGAGGTACTCGAAGTCCAGCACCCAGGCATCCCGGTCCCGCTGGAAGCGGTTCGGGACAATCGAGTACGTGCCGAACTCCCCGACGTACACATCCGCCGACCCGATGATGGCCGCCGGACGCGCGGCTTCCTGGAAATACGTCTTTGTCGCGATCCCAGCGAAGCCCGAGAACACCGACTTGTTGAACGGGCCCACCATGATCGTATCGGGACTGCCCCCGTTCACCCACACGCCCGACAGCACCACCTTGAGCAAGGCTTCGGTGGCGGCGCGCTGGGTCCCATCGTTCCGGGGATCGGTAAAGAGCAGGGCGTCGGTAGGATTCGTCCCCGAGCCCCCCATCGAGACGTTCGTGCCGTCGATGGAGCCGATGGTGGCCCCCATCGTCCCCGTCTTCGGGGCGGTCGTGCCGTTACCGGCCACGGCGCCCACGTTGTCCAGGGCGTTCTTTTCGATGTCGCGTTTGATTTCCGCCGACCGCTTGGTGATCTGGTAGGCGAGTTCCTGCTTGCGACCCGCCGTCGAGACGGCGTTGGTGGTCCCGGCGACGATGATCGCCTTGCGGGAAATCTGGGTGCGATTCCCCATGCGGACGGTCGCCGTCACGGCGTCGAACGCCGCGATGTCATCGCCTTGGAGCTGCGCGTTCGTGGAGACCGCCGCGGCCAAAGCGTCCCGCTGCCATTCGTAGAGGGTGTTGTCCACGGAGTCCCGGCCCGCGTTCGAGATGAACGGGGTATCCTCGGGGCTCAGGTTGTAGATGACGTTCGAGAGTTCCTCTCGGACGCCTTTGATGTCGAATACCAGCGTGGTATTCGCGATGATCGTCATACCCGCTCCTTAATCCGGCAACAGCGCTTCGATGGCTTTCGCGGCATCCCGCAGCCGGTGACTCTGCGCTGCGCGCTGGATCAGTTCCTGTTGGCGTGCATTG